AATATGACGTAAAAAGTGCCTATACCGCAAGCGATGCGGCTATGGTTACTTATCGTGTGCGTCTCAAAGGCGCATATGTATCAGTGACCACGGGGGGCACAAACCCGATTGTCTTTTACGACAACGCGTCTGCTGCTTCAGGCAATGTGCTTCTGAGGTTGGGCGTCACGGCGTTGGGATGCCATACCGTCGTGATTCCTGGCGAGGGCATCTTGGCTGAAAACGGTATTTTTTGTGATACCGGCGACGCCGCTTCGGTAACGATCTTCTATGGCTAAGACCCCGGCATGGCAGCGAAAGGAAGGGAAGAACCCCAAGGGCGGCTTGAACGCCAAGGGGCGAGCCTCCTACAACGCCGCGAATCCAGGGAAGCCTGGGTTGAAAGCGCCTCAGCCGGAAGGCGGTCCACGCCGCGACTCTTTTTGCAAAAGAATGACCGGCATGAAAAAGAAGTTGACGAGCGAAAAAACCGCAAACGATCCGAATTCGAGGATTAACAAATCCTTGCGGGCGTGGAAGTGCTGAAATGCCAAGCAAGAGTAAAGCTCAACACAATTTGATGGCGATGGTGGCCAACAACCCCGCCGCTGCCAAGCGTGTGGGTATTCCTCAGTCCGTGGGCGAGGAATACATGAAGGCAGACAAGGGTAAGAAGTTTGGTTCGGGTGGGACTCGCGCCGATCTTCAGTCAATCAACAAACCCAAGGTCCATCGGGGCAAGATGGAACTCTTTGCAAAAGGTGGCGAAATGGCTGAGTCCAAGAAGATGGTTAATAAAGAAATCGGCTTCATGAAAAAGGCCGGTGCTCCCAAGTCCATGATCAAACATGAGGAATCCGAAATGAAGGGTATGAAGAAGATGGCTATGGGCGGTTCTGCTGGTAACGGCATTACCAAGGCCAAGATGGGTACCGTGCGTACGGCTGCTCCGAGCCGCGATGGCGTGGCTACCAAGGGCAAGACCAAGGGCACGCAGGTCAAGATGGCTGGTAGTAAGCCCCTGGGCATGAAGCGCGGCGGCAGTTGCTAACTCGTTTCTCGTAGGAGAACATCATGGCAAGGCGTGACAGAAACGCAGCATTGGCAGGGCTTGCGGCCCTTGGGGCGTTGATGTACGCCCGCAAGCGTAGGGAAAAAGGCGAGGAAAAGGATGTCGAAGAGGTAAAACCTGTTCGTACAACTACCGCTCCCAAGGACGAAGGCTTCAAGACTCTTGAAGATGCTCCTCAGAGCGAAAAAGGTCCGATGGCCCCCGCCCCTGCGGCTTCGCGTTCTTTGGCTCCCAAACCCGCTACCCCCGCTGCCCCCGCTGCTCCTACAGGTGCAGGCGCAGGACGTGGGATGATGGCTGGCCCAACCGCTGCTCAATTGGCTCAGGCCGCAATGGGCGCAGGCGGTGGTCGCGGTGGAGTCGGTGGGCCGAAGATCGGTGAGCGTGAAGCCTATCAAGCAGCAATGCGTCCCACCGCTGGTGATATTCGTAAAGCGGATATTGCAGCGGAGCAGAAGCAACTCGCTGAACGTCAAAAGCGTTTGGGGACCCCCGGCTCTGATGCGGTTGAACAAGACATTGACGTCTTGTCTCCTATTCCGGGTCTTGGCCGCGCCCAGCGTGGTGCGCAGGCGGCGTCGCGTGCCCTTACCACCAAGGCTCCTGGCTTTAGTGAACTGACCTTTTTGGGTAAGTCGCAGCCTAAGAACATCACGCCTCCTCGCCAAATTGGCACCACTGAAAAGCCTCTTTTGGAAGGCCCGAAGTCGGCGGAACGCGTGGGCATGAAGTCTCCGCCCAAAGAACTGCCCCCTGGCACGACGGCTCAAGACCGCATGCGTGAAATGAAGATGGGGCGCTATCGTGACGACTTTGATATGCCGCTGAAGAAGGGCGGCAAGGCCAAAGTCAAGAAAATGGCGTCAGGCGGTATGGCCCGTTCCTCGTCCGCTTCTTCGCGTGGTGACGGTATTGCAAAGCGCGGCAAAACTCGCGGAAAGATGTACTGATCATGGCTGACAAGATTTTCACCGCAGAAATGCTGGAGAAGTTTGGTGGCAAGATGAAGGCACCTCCGGCTGACATGGAGAAAGTGCCCAAGGTCAAGCCTGAGCCCAAAAAGCCGCCTTCAATCCCCAAGGGTGTGAAGATTGGCCCGGAGCCTTTGAATTTCCCGTTGGAGCCGGATCAGTCGGCGGATAAACCGGCGACCCCGGTCAAAAAGGCTGGCGGCGGTTCTGCTTCTTCCCGTGCTGATGGTTGCTGCGAACGTGGCAAGACCCGTGGCAAGATGGTAACGATGGGGTGAAATCATGATGGCAAGTCGCGGAATGGGAATCATCAACCCCAGCAAAATGCCCGGTGGTAAGCGCAAGGCCCGCCGCGATGACACCGATTTCACCCAGTACGCCGAGGGCGGGCAGACCAAGTCCAAAGTCAACGAGGCGGGCAATTACACCAAGCCGGGTATGCGCAAATCGCTCTTTGAGAAGATCAAGGGGCAGGCTGTTCAGGGTACTGCGGCGGGGCAGTGGAGCGCGAGAAAAGCGCAGCTTCTGGCCAAACAGTACAAAGCAAAAGGCGGTAGCTATCGTGGCTGAGAAGACAAAAGCGCGGCAAACAGCCGAACGTATGGAGTCGGAGCGTATGGCTCCGATGACTACCCGCAACCGTTCAATGCGTGGTGCTGTGACTGGCCCCAATATGCTTGAAGGGCCGTCTGAAATCTATGACGCTGTGCGCTCGGTTGTGTCCCCGAGAAAAGGCCGCTCTGAAGAGGAAATGGGCGAACTGACTCGTGAAGTTGGTCGCGCACAGGAAGCCCGCAAGGGCAAGATTGATCCAAATATGTCGGACGAAGCACGTAAGGCTTTGGTTCAAGCGGGTTATGCGAAAGGCGGCACCGCTTCCTCTCGCGCTGACGGTATTGCCCAGCGCGGTAAGACCCGAGGGAAAATGGTGTGAAAAAGCCTCAGCAGTCTCTGAAAGACTGGACCGCTCAGAAATGGAGGACAAAAAGTGGTAAACGATCTTCTGACACGGGTGAAAGGTATCTTCCAGAAGCTGCGATCAAAAGTCTTTCCCCCCAAGAATACGCAGCCTCAACCCGAGCAAAACGAGCAGGCAAAGCCTCCGGCAAACAATTCGTAGCCCAGCCTAAAGCCATAGCCAAGAAGACAGCGAGATTCAGATGACTACTTCTGGCGTCGCCACATTCAACCTTGATCTGAACGAGATCGTCGAGGAGGCATTTGAGCGTGCGGGCGGTGAACTTCGTACTGGATATGATCTTCGTACTGCTCGTCGCAGTCTCAATTTGTTGTTTGCTGATTGGGCTAACCGTGGCGTCAACATGTGGACGTTTGAGCAAGACGTCATTACGCTGGTTACGGGACAGCCGACTTACGCGCTGCCGGACGATACGGTAGACCTGCTGGAGCATGTGATCCGTACAAACGCCGGATTACAAAACAATCAGGCTGACCTGACGATTACCCGGATTAGTATTTCTACGTACGCCACAATCCCCAACAAGTTGATTCAGGGACGTCCGATCCAAGTTTATGTTCAGCGTTTGACTGCGCAAGAAAGCTTGATGGGGATCACGGTTGCATCGCCCGGTTGCAACAGCACTGTTACGACTATTCCCGTTTCGTCAGTCAACAACATCCCTAATGCTGGATTTGTACGGATTGGTACGGAACTGATCTTCTACAACGAGTTCACACCTGCTTCTGGGGGCAACCCTGCTACGTTGAACAACTGCTGCCGTGGACAAGGCGGCACAACGGCGGCGAGTCATGCAAACGGTGACGCGATCTATCTGTCGCAGAAGAACAGCGTGACGGTGTGGCCCACGCCTGATCCGGGCACGAGCTATCAGTTCGTCTACTGGAGGCTGCGTCGGATGCAGGATGCTTCGGGTGGCATCAAAAACTTTGACGTGCCGTTTCGTTTCCTCCCCTGCCTTGCTGCGGGGCTGGCGTACTATCTTGCGTTGAAGATTCCTGGCGGAGCAGATCGCCTGCCCGTACTCAAGCAACAGTATGATGAGGCTTGGGATTTGGCGGCTCAGGAAGACCGCGAGAAGGCAGCAATCCGGTTTGTACCCCGTCAGCAATTCATCGGGAGTACGGTGTAAATGGGAAATAGGTTCGCATCAGGCAAGAACGCGATTGCCCAGTGCGACCGCTGCAACTTCCGTTTCAAGCTCAAAGTTCTTCGCCGGGAGATCATCAAGACCAAGAACTACAACCTCTTGGTCTGTCCGCAATGCTGGGACCCCGACCATCCGCAGTTGCAACTGGGTATGTACCCGGTTGATGACCCGCAAGGCATCCGTGACCCTCGTCCTGACATCTCTTACTATCAAGGCGGAAACACAGGGCTTCAAGTGGTCAACACCACGGCTACGACTTTGGATGGGGTCGGATTTCCGTCTGAAGGTAGCCGGGACTTTCAATGGGGCTGGAACCCGGTTGGCGGATCACGTGCAAATGATGACGGTTTGACGCCCAACTACTTGGTGTTGACGATTCAGATTGGTACAGTCACGATAGTGACAACATAGGAGCGAAACATGGCTACCATGAAAGACATGCTGAAAAAGCACATGGCTAAGGGCAAAGGCGCACACCCTGATCCCGCCGTAAAAGGAATGCGTGCTGGCGGCAAGACCAACAGCGACATGCTCAAGATGGGGCGCAATCTGGCCAAGGTTGCTAACCAAAAGTCTCCTGGCCGTAAGCAGCGGGGTGTGTGATGGCGACTTACAAGACTCCCAAAAAAGTTGCTTCCGTCACTGTTGGCGAAGAAGACAACAAGAAATACTTGCGTGAAGCCAACGTATCGGTGGCCAATACGCGTAGTGGTGAATACAAGCCGACCAAAACAACTGGCATCAAAATTCGCGGCACTGGTTGCGCTACCAAGGGCACGATGGCCAGGGGGCCGATGGCGTGAATTACACGCAGTTGTCGGACGCGATTGTCGCGTACACGGAAAACCCAAGCAGCGATTTTGCTGCTCAGATACCTGTCTTCGTCCAACAGGCGGAGCAGCGTATCTATAACTCCGTGCAATTTCCGTCGCTGCGTAAGAACGTTACCGGCTTTACCACGGCCAACAATAAGTATCTTCAGTGCCCGTCAGATTTCTTGTCGGTGTACTCGATGGCAGCAATCGACGCCACGGGAGCGTATGAGTATCTGCTCAATAAGGATGTGAACTTTATCCGGCAGGCGTACCCGAATCCAAGCGACGACAAAGCTATCCCCCGGTACTACGCCATCTTCGGTCCTCGGTCAGACAACGAAGATGAGTTGGCTTTTATTCTTGGCCCCACGCCGGATGCGTCGTACGAAATTGAGTTGCACTATTACTACTACCCTGAATCCATTACGGTAGCAGCTAATGGGCGCACATGGCTCGGTGACAATTTCGACTCTGTGCTCTTCTATGGAGCACTTGTTGAAGCGGCGACCTACATGAAACAAGAAGCCGACCTAGTTGCTTTGTACAATCAAAAGTACTCGGAGGCACTTACCCTTGCCAAGCGGCTGGGAGATGGTCTGGAGCGCAGCGATGCATATCGCAGTGGCCAGTCGCGTCTGGCCCCGCTGCCGCAGAATAACGGGGTCAAGTAATGCCCATTCAGCAAGGAGCTACCAACGCGTTCAAAACGGGCTTGCCTTTAAGCACGTTTAATTTTGCTACGGACACGTTTAAGATAGCACTTTATACGGGCGCGGCAAACATTGGCCCGACCACGTTGTCTTACACCACAACAGGCGAAACAAGTGGTACAGGCTACGTAGCGGGCGGCAAAACGCTGACAGTTTCGGTGCAGCCGACTATCGGCCCAAACCTCAACGACACGATTGCTTATCTGTCATTTGACAATGTGACGTGGAATCCCGCCGCATTTACATGCCGTGGGGCACTAATCTACAAGGTTGGTGGAGGCAATCCCACTGTCTGCGTTCTTGACTTCGGCGGCGATAAAACCGCCACCACATCGTTTCAAGTGCAGTTTCCGACTGCTAACAATACCAACGCAATCATCCGTATTGCATAGGAGCATTAAATGACCACCGAAATCGCCAAGGCCGCAGATTTTGTTTCAAGCGGGTTGATTGCTGGAGCCCAGAATCAGGAGCAGGCCACGGCTGTGGGGCGCTACAAACTGGAGTGCCGTGATGCCGAGGGCAACCTGAAGTGGGTTGTTGAAGAAGACAACCTCGTGGTCAACGTCGGCCTTCAGTACATGGCCGGTACTGCGCTGACCTCCACCGCACAGATCACGACTTGGTTCTTGGGCCTGATCACTGGCCCCGGCGTGACCACGAGCGCAACCGACACGATTGCCTCCAAGGGCTGG